TCCAGACAGGTCGCGGACGATCTGCAAGAGATAGCGTTCCTCATGGGCGATGCGGCGACAGTCACGTCACGCACACACACATGGGAGGCCGGATCGCAACGCTGGGGGCGCAGGATCGAGACGACAACGGAGACGACTGAGTACGCCGTGACGTTGCTGACCGATGCGCGCCAGTGGCCGCAGCCGCAGAAGAAGGATAGTTTCTACGATGTAGACTACGACGGAGAGGTATATTGCGTCGAAGTACCTACGCACATTGTTTACGTGCGGCGCAACGGCAAGACGTTTTGGTGTATGCAAACGATGCCCCAGCTTAAAGACACCACCTTGGCGTCGTGGGGATACTGGTTCAAGGAGGGTGAGGCCGGCGACTGGAACGCGACTGACAAGATTTTCACCCTGCGCTGGGCGGACTGTGAGTGCGAGGTTCTGTTCCGGCCCCTCGACAGCCCTGACGACGTGAGCCGGGTGCTGTCTCTGGAAGTGAATTTCGCGATCTTCGATGAGTTCGTGCAGATACACATGCGGATCATCGAGGCGATGTCGGCGCGCTTGGGCCGGTTCAAATTTCCCGATGGTACGGAACCCACGGTGTGGGGCATGTGGGGATCGTCCAACCCCAGCACCGAGGACAACGCGTGGTTCGATTACCTGCACAACGACAAGCTGGTTGAGCGGATCGACATCTACCAGCCGGGCAACGACCCGCTGACGCTGGCGGCGCGGCGAGGGATCAGTGGAGATGAGCGCAATGTCAGGTACTTCGTTCAGCCTAGCGGTCTCAGCGCCTCCGCCGAAAACCTCAATCACTTGCCGGGTGGAAGGAAATATTACACCAACCAGATCATCGGCAAGTCCATCGCTTGGATCAAGCAGTTCATCGAAGCTGAGTGGGGTTTTAGTGCAGCCGGCAAGCCTGTCGTTGCAAGCTTCAAACCTGAAATGCACATATCAAAGACGCCGCTGCAATACAATCGTCACCTACCACTCGTTGCCGGGGTTGATCCGGGCCTTGCTGGATCGTCCTTCATATTCGGACAGGAAGATCACGGTGGTAGACTTAACGTCTTGGGCGAGTGTGTTCAGGCCGGATACGGAACGCGGCGACTGATTACCGAAGTGGTGAAGCCCTACGTCCGCCGACGCTTCCCCGACGCACAGTTACTATTGGCCCCCGACCCTGCCGCCAACAATCGCGCCCAGAATGACGAGCGCACCGCTGTCTCGATCATGAAGGAATATTGGCCCTGCACCATCGAGAGTAACAACCGGCTCCCGCTGCGGCTCGACGCCATCGAATATTTCACCACTAAACTGGTCTCATCCGGCCCGGCGTTCCAGATCGACCCATGGGAGTGCCCGGTGACGGTGCGCGCCCTGAAGGGCGGCTGGCGGTTTGAACTCAATGTTTCCAAGGATGACATGATCCGGGGAGCGCAGCCCGAGAAAAACTCTTACAGCCATCCCGGCGATGGTTTGGGATATTTATGCCGCTATTTCCACAAAAGAGCAGGCCGGGAGTTGCAAGGTGGGCAGTCAGACCGTAGGTTCACACCACCGAAGTTCTCCAATAATTATATCTGGCGATAGGAGCCGACCATCATGGCGCTTACTAACTATGGTGTCACTGATACCGGGACGCTCGAACCGCCCGGTGTTGATGTTCCCGACAGCGCCGACAACCCGGCCCCGATCAAGAGGATCGACCCCCGCGCGTTGATGGAGCTTGGGCAGCGCTTCGGGATGCTGTTCATGCAGTATCGCGCTGATCGTCGCATCGCGGAGCTACGCTGGCTTCGCAACCAGCGGCAGTATCTTGGCATCTATGACCCGGATATTGAGAAGGAGCTTGCGCCGAACCGCTCGCGCGCCTACCCACGCATCACAAGGGTCAAATGTATCTCTGTTCTGTCACGTCTTATGAATTTGATGTTTCAGGGCACCGAGAACAACTGGAGCATCGAGGCCGATCCGCTGCCGGCGCTGACCACCAAGGATATAATGGATGCGATCCAAGCGCAGCAGGAGCAGGACGCCAAACTGGCCCCGCCGCCAGACCCCAACGCGCCTCCTGACCCGCAGACCGGCCAGCCCCCCGCCCCGCCCGCGCCGGAGGTTGACCTTCCTTACGTGATCAAGGCGATCCAGACGCTGGGGCGCAAGCGCGCCTCGGACCTGACCGACCTGATTTCCGACCAGCTACAGGAGCTTGGCGGCGACCAGAGCTACGACTATGTCGCGCTCAACCGCAACGTGGTGAAAAGTGGTATCATCTACGGCCTTGGTGTGCTTGTCGGACCCTACGCCAAGGCCGTCTCGGCGGTGGATGTCGAACTTGATCCCAACACCAAGCAGCCCAAGATCGTCAAGAAGGACATCTACAAGCCGGTGTTCCAGTGGAAGTCGATATGGGACATCTTCCCCGACATGGCGGCGAAGACGCTTGACAGCATGGACGGCCACTTTGAGCGTCATATTATGTCGCGCAGCCAAGTGCTGGAGCTTCGCAACCGTGAGGACTTTTTTGTCGCGCAGATCGACAAGTATCTTGGGGATCACCAGCAGGGCAACTATCGACCGCTCGAATATGAGACCGAACTGCGGGCCATGGGCGTCAAGATCAATGTCAATGAGATGAAGACCGAAACGCTCAAGTATGAGTTGCTGTCTTGGCATGGACCCATCTCTGCGGCGACGTTGCGTCAATGCGGTGTTGAGGTTCCCGACGACAAGATGGGGAGTGAGGTTCTGGCCGAGCTTTGGATGATCGACAACAACGTCATCAAGGCCGACATCAATCCGTGGGCCAAGCTCAACGAAGATGTCAAGATGTTCCACTATTTCCTCTTTGACGAGGACGATACCTCGCCCGTTGGACAGGGGTTGCCGAACGTCATCCGTGACAGTCAGATGTCTGTGTCGGCGGCGACGCGCATGTTGCTCGACAATGCCAGCGTCGTGTGTGGGCCACAGATCGAGGTCAACACCGACCTGTTGCGCCCTGATCAAGACCTCACGTCCATTGCGTCCTACAAGGTATGGTATCGCGAAGGGACTGGGGCTGACGCGCAGTATCCGGCGGTGCGCAACGTCAGCATCGATGCACACTTGGATGACTTGATGAAGGTCATCGAGTTGTTCATGAAATTTGCCGACAGCGAGAGCTTCGTCGGCCCGGCGACCGGCGGTGATATGAGCCAAGCCCCCAGCGAACCCATGCGTACCGCCGCCGGGGCGAGCATGTTGCGTGGTGACGCCGCCCTGCCCTTCAAGGACATCGTCCGCAACTTCGACCGCTTCACCCAGAGCGTGATCTTGAGCGTGGTGCAGTTCAACCGGCTGTTCAATCCCGACAAAGCGCCGGAAGGAGAGTACAATGTCATCGCTCGCGGCGCGACATCACTGATCGCCAAGGAAGTGCGTGGTTCACAAGTCGATCAGCTTGCCGCGACCCTCACCCCTGAAGAGAAGCCCTTCGTTAACATGCAGAAACTGGTTGAGGAACGGTTCAAGACCCGCGATCTTACCGACATGCTGCTCCCCGACGACGAGGTTGCGGCCAACCAAGCGCAGCAATCGGCTATGACGCAGGCTCAGCAACAGCTTGCCGACCAGTTGCAGCAGGCCAACACGCGCAAGCTGCTCTCCGACGCTTACAAGAACATCACACAGGGCAACAAGAACAACGCCGCCACCGATGGAAGTCAGGTGGACACCGCGTTGAACCTGTTACAGCAAGGGGTACAACATGCAACAGGTGGAACAGGACAACCTCCGGGCGGCGCTCCAGCGGATCAAGGAGGCCAAGGGGTCCAGTCTGTATCAGGACTTCCAGACACTGGTGCTGTTCCGGCTGGACCGAGCCAAATCGGCGCTGGTGGAGGCCCCGCCGGCTGAGATGGCCCGCGTCCAAGGCGAAGCCCAAGCATATAAGAAGCTACTGGACGAATTAAAGCGTGCAACCTTCATACAAGGAGACAAATAAGCTATGGTCGATCTGCCCAACCCCACAGTAACTGCGGATGAAACGCCGCAAGAAGACGACTTTTCGGCGGCGTTTGCCTCGCTGACAGCGCCGGAAGATAATTCCGAGGCCACAGTTACTGTGACGCCGCCGGAGACGCCCGCTGTCCCGCCGGTCCAGTCTGAAACACCCACCACGCCTGTGGTGGATGACCAGACCACGTTCATCGATCCCGAGGCGGCGCTGAACCCGGCGACGCAGACCCCGGAGGCCCCCAAGCCCCCGGCGCTGACGCTCGATGACAGCTTCATCGACAAGTTCGCGCAGGCGATGCAGAAGTCGCAGCCGAGACCGCCTGCCCCCGCTCAGACGGCCCCGGTGCAGCAGACGCCCCCGGCGCTGTATAACCAGCAGGAAGCGGCGTTCCTGACAGAATACCAGAAGGACTACCCTGACGTAGCGCAGGCGCAGGCGCTACAGATGCGCGCTAACAACCAAGTGCTGCTCAACCATGTGTTTCAGGAGGTCCACAAGGCGTACAAGCCCTACATGGACCAGTTGGAAGCCTTGCTTGAGGATCGTCACATGGCGAACCTCAAGACGACGGTTCCCGACTATGACGATAGTCTGGTGGACAAGGTCAGTTCTTGGGTTGAAACACAACCAGCCTACTTGAAAGCCGCCTACACCCATGTTATGGAACGCGGGACACAGGACGAAGTGGCCGATTTGGTGTCGCGTTTCAGGGCTGCTAACCCAGCCTCCGCGCAGCAGCAGACGGCAACTACCCCGGCCAAACCCGCACTACCACCAGCCGCCAAAAAAGCGGCGGCTGCGTTGGCTCCAGTCAGCGGAAAGCGCTCGGCAATTGTGACGGACGGTATCGATCCGAATGATTTCGGCTCGGCGTTCGAGCGGTATGCCAAGCAAAACTGACCTAACAGGAGCCACACATGGCACAGATCACCGGATATGGCGATATTACCCCCGCGCTCGCCGCGTGGGCGAATGTTCAGATGCTGAAGCGCGCGATACCTCTTCTGCATATCGAAAAATTCGGCCAGACCTATACCTTGCCGACCAATTCGACGCAGACCGCCAAGTTCCGCCGCTACTTCCTGCAAGGTGCGGGCGGCTCGGCTGGTACGAACACGGCGGGTTCGGCGTTCTTCATTCCGGTTGCGACGACGCCGCTGGTCGAAGGCGTGACCCCCTCCGGCTCGATGCTCGCCAATCAGGACTATACGGTCCAGCTTGCGCAGTATGGCGACTTCGTCACCATCACCGATGTGGTGAATGACACGCACCCGGACAACATCTTGACGGAAGCGACGGAAATCCTAGGTGAGAGCGCCGCAGTAACTGTGGAGACGCTGCGCTACAACGTGCTGAAGGCCGGTCTGAACGTCTTCTATGCCGGCAAGGTGGCCTCGCGCGCCCTGATCGTGACGGCGATTGCCCTGACCGATCAGCGCTCCGTGACCACGGCCTTGAACCGTCAGAACTCCAAGAAGATCACCAAAGTGGTCGCCTCGACCGCCGACTTCAACACGAAATCGGTCGAAGCCAGCTACATGGCGATCTGTCATCCCGACCTCGAAAGCGATCTGCGCAACGTCGCCGGCTTCAAAGTGGTGGCCGACTACGGCCCGCACACGACGCCGTTCGAGGGTGAAATCGGCTCGCTCGAACAGGTGCGCTACCTGACCTCGACCGTCTTCGCGCCGTGGGCCGATGCGGGCGGGGCGGTTTCGACCGCCTTCCGCTCGACCAGCGGCACCAACGCCGATGTCTACCCGATCCTGATCCTCGGTCGTGACGCCTTCGGCCTTGTCCCGCTGAAGGGCAAATCGTCCATGACGCCCATGGTCGTCAATCCCAAGCCGGCGAGCGGCGATCCTCTTGCTCAGAGGGGAACTGTAGGCTGGAAATTGTGGACTGGCACGGTGATCCTGCAAGACGCCTACATGGCCCGTTTGGAAGTGGCCTGCTCGCAGTAATAACGGCGCAGCGTGGGCCGCTGAGTTGGAAATCTCGGCGGCTTACAAAGACTTCGCCAGAACGCATTAGGAGCTACGACCATGACCACCGACGTAATTGACACCCAACTCCACCTTACCGCGTTTCCGGCCCAGTATATCGGACCCGGTACGCTCATCGGCAACCCGGCGCTGCTTGACCCCGTTTCGCAGATCAACGGCTATTTCACCGGCTCCGGCAATAACGTGCAGATCAGTGCTGGTGAGGCCGTTCAGGAGGTCGAAATCTTCAACGTGACGGATAACGTGTGGTGGGTTTGGAGGCGTGGCCTCCCGGCGACCAACACGATCAAGACCGTCGCCGCTGGAACGCAAACCCTTGACACCACCAGCGCCATCGTCGTCACCACCGTTGAGGGCAAATCCGTCATTGTGCTGGCGGCAGCGGCGGTGCCGTCCGCGAAACTGATCCTCTACAAAATCGTCGGCTAACGCGCTCCCTGACGATTGGCCGACACAGGGGCAGGGTGCTTAAAACCCCTGCCCCATTTTTGTAAGAGGACGCCATGGGCGATAATGTCCGCATCGAGAAAATGGCCAACGGCTATACTATCCGCATGACCGATCCGAAGATCGTCAAGGCCAACGAAGCTCGCGATTTCAGCAAGAAGAATGCTCCCCGCTACCGCGATCCCGAGCGTGAGTTTGTCTTCACCGATATTGACAAGGTGCTGGCATGGCTTAAGCTTAACCTCGATAAAGCGCTGCCGGAAGATGACTTCTCAAGCAGCTTTGACGCATGTTGCGCCGCAGGAGACGACTAGAATGGCTGAACAAAACCAACCCCAGACCAAGAGGCTCGGTAAGCTGCCGGAGACGATCCGCATCTCGCTGGAGGACAACGACAAAATCCCGCCGACCGGCCAGTTCATCGGGATCAATGGCAAAGCCTATATGCTCAGGGCTGGCCAAGAAGTGGATGTCCCGATTGGCATTATCGAAGCCCTCGACAACGCCGTGGAGAGCGTCCCGGAACTCAATGCCTCCAATCAGGTCGTCGGGTGGCGGTCCCGGCTGCGCTTCCCCTATCGCGTCATTCGCCGCAAGCGCGGTGATGAAGAGGCCGCGTAATCATGAACCTGTCCGGTCTGCTCAGAGAGCTTCGTCACAACATGCTTCGCGACAGATCGGACTTGGTCTCAGGGCCGTCCGACCAACTGTGGGATGACGAAACGCTCGTCACCTACATCAACGAGGCCCAAAACAGGTTCTGTCGCGAGGCTTTGATCATCCGCGACAGCGCCACCCCGGCGGTCACACAGTTACTATTGGAGGCCGGACGGACGGTTTACGACCTCCACCCCTCCGTGCTTGGTGTGCTGTCGATGAAATACCCGGCGGACGCCGGCGACCTCGCCCGCGCCGGTCATGCCGTCCTTGGCACCTATTATATGCCCGACACCTATTTCTTCGACCCCGGCATATTGTCCAATCTGCCGCCCGGCAAGGTCAAGGCGTTCACCACCGATGAAGGCTTCAGCAACGACATCAACGGTTCATCCGGTGTCTCGCAGTTGCGTGTCTACCCGGTGCCGACCGCCGAGTGGGCACAAACTCTGAGCCTGCGCGTGGTGCGTGGCCCGCTTACGCAACTCACTCTCAACGATCTTGAGGCTTATCCCGACGTTCCTGCGGATCAACACATCAACATGCTTGACTGGGCGGCTTACCTCGCGCTACGTGGGGCAGATCACGATGTCGAGGATCAGGCGAGGGCTGAGGGCTTCAAAGCCGCATTTCTGGAAAACGTCGCTGACGCTCGCAAGGAAGCGATGCGCAAGTTGTTCACTCCGCTCCAGTGGGGATTTGGGAGGAACGGCTTTAGCTGGCAGGGGAACATCTGACCATGGCCGATAACCCTATTGTTGATCTTCGCCCCCGGCAGAGTTTCCAGTCGGTGCAGGACGCTTTGAACGCGGCGACAGCACAGTCCCAAAGTGACTATTACACCAACCAGCCACAGGCTCCAACTTTTCAAGGCGTTCCACCGCCAGCCGCCCCGC